AAATGCTTTGACACCTACTGCAAATCTACCACCATCTAAGTCATATGTAGGTGCGATATACTCAGTGAATAATTTAATGTCTTGACCTCCTGACTCTGCGCCAATGGAGACAAGTGTTCCTGTTTTTACCTTCTTGTTGTCAAATTCTGAGTTAGCTGATATACCTGTATATGCAGTGATAGTAGGAGTAAGTGGTGCCAAAAATTTTACCCCAGCATGGTTGAATCCAGGGTGATCATTAACTTGCATTGGGGAAGACTGGTGCTCAAAGAAAAGTCTTACATTCTTATGAATATCAGTCTGGACACCATAGTATCCAAATGGTTCTTGAAAGTCAATCATATTCTGCTCAAAAGGAGAATAATTTAACCCAATATAACTCTCTACACTAGTAGGTGTCAACCACCCTACACCTAGTGTAGTAAAAAAACCTATCGTAGACCAGACCCCAAATTCAATCATTTTTTATCTATAGCTGAAACAACTGGTGGATCCTCCTTCTTAGCAGTCGTTGTAGAACCTGTTGTGTTACCATTACCATCCTTACTTTGCTTAGCAGGACTGACCCCAAAAGTGGCTAAAGTGCCAGTAAAAATTGAGGCGATAAAGGTTGGATCAATTTTTTGTTGTGGTAACCAGGGTATTGTAATATAGTTCAACGTAAGAATGCCACCTGACCAGACTAGTATAACAAGTCTGACCAAAGTGGCAACTCCCTCTTCATGCCATTGATATCCATCTTGATCTTGCTTTTTCATAGATCTATTGAACATGGCTGTTTTTATTATTTATTTCTCAGTGTTCTCTAATTAGACTCTAAGGCAGGGATCATCATACCCTTATCAGGGGTATTGTCATCATCATCATTGTCTATCAGAGCTAACATCAAGACAAGAGGTGATAAAATATATATGAGTATAAGTGAAAAATCACTCATTTGTTAATACTTGTGGTGTGGCCAAATAAACTACATTTGCAACAGTCATCACAGGAACAAGAATAATTGCCCAGGCTAAAACAAATGCCTTAGCACTACTTACAATTTCTTCTTTATAAGGATACATCAGAAGATACCTGGAATAATCTGACCAGTAAAGGCATAGGAACCCATTGCTGCAACAATACCAATCATTGCTGCCCATCCATTAATTCTTTCTGCTTTTTCGTTAAACATTGTTCTTTCTCCTTGTTAAAGTTAATTTGTGGCCAGGTATCACGTATGATCTCTGCCAATTTGTAGGGTGTAGTTGATGAGATCACTAGGTGTATTCTCGTAGATGGAGGAATCTCCATAGGTTTTGTGGTCCTTGTATCCAACCATCCTACCCTTTGTGTTTTGAAGGGCAGGCATGAATACAATGAAAAAGAAAACTCCAGGTGCTCCAATGAACACCACAGAGACAATCACATAATAAGTTAAAAGTTCAATCATTTTGAATTACATCAGGTTTGAGTAGAGACTTTCCAATAAAGGAAGCAATAATTACTCCAGAGACTATTAGGAGGCCCATTGTCTTTGTAACACACGGAACTTATATATCAGAACAACCCAAAATACAGGTTGCCTGTGAGTGCATATGAAAACAAAGCAAAGAAGAAACCAATCATAGCAGTCCTTCCATTAAGTTTCTCTGCTTTTTCTGCGTGGGTTTCATAACCATAACGCTCAGCATCTGTTTTGGAGATATACATCTGAGGTTCTTTAGCGAACATGTTCTGTTGGCCAAACTCATTAGTTGTAACAGTCATTTTACAATGTGTTATAAATCTTTACATATTATATATAAAGATTTGTGTCTTGTCAAGAGCCATGATGTCTAATTCTGTGGCAACAGGCACATAAAACCACACATTTGTTCAATTCCTCATCAATTCTCTCTCTACTATACTTACATAAAGTCCAAAGCATACTTCTATTTCCAGCTCTTGCTTTTATAGCATCCAGTTTTGCTGACTCATCAAGGTGATGAAAATCCATGCAGACATCTGGGAACTCTTTACCACAGTCAGCACAAGGAACACGTTTCTTAGATCTAATATATTCCCTATTCTCAGTCAATCTTTTTTCCCTAGCAGTCATCTTTTCAAGTAAAAAATTATTTATAAAAAAAGGGGGTCATAGAACCCCCCTTTATTAAGCCTCATCAGTCTGAGATTGTATCTTTCCTAACTCTTTTAGAACAAGCATGTGTTCATTCTCTAAATCTTCTATCCTGTATTGAAGTTTCTCAACCAGGGTATAGATGTCTTGCATCTCTGAAATGTTCTGCTCACCCCTATCAGAGTCTTCATAGAACCATTCCAGCATCTTCTTAACTTTCTTTTTCATTGATGCTCTCAACTGCTTGTAGGGCCTTCTGGCGTAGTTCTTCTGGTAGAGGAACAAAACCAAGAGCATCAGACTTTGCCTGAGACTCTTCACTCAACATATAACTAAGAGTTTCCTTTACTCCAGTTTTGGATTCAGGATAAGCAAGGATCCAAGTCAATGAAACAATAGGATAGGAGTTAGCACCTTCTGGATTGGGATCTGCTCCTCTCAGTTTATCATCCAAGACAATCTTAGAAAGACCAGCAGAAGAGGTCTCTGCATTTGCTGTAACAAAGTTACCTGCTTTGTTTTGTAGGGAGACTTGTTTTAGCTTACCACTCTTATCATTCTTCACATATCCATAATTAACATATCCAAGAGCACCAAACTGACCTTGTACCTGTGCTGCTACACCAGAGTTTCCTTTTGCACCAACACCAACAGGCCAACTAACTGCCTTACCTGTACCCACATTCTTCTTCCATTCAGGCGAGAATGCAGACAATGAATTAGTAAATCCTTTGGTAGTACCTGAACCATCTGAACGATAGACCACAAGGATATCACGATCAGGACAACCAAACTCTTTCCAGTTGGTAATCTTACCAAGATAGACATCAGCAAGTTGTGTCTGAGTCATCTTTACTTCTTCACACTCTGGGTTGAAGTATGCAGGGACAATAGCACCACCAGTCATGGGGATTTGAACCATACCAGAGGGAGGAAGGTCTTTGTCCTTTACAGCACCATCAGAGGCACCAAAGTCAATAGTATTAGCATTGAACTGACGTACACCAGCACCACTACCAACTGCTTGATAGTTGACTCGGTTTCCAGTTTCCCTGGAAAATGTCATTAACCAAGAGTTATAAAGTGAAGAAGGAAAGGTAGCACCTGCTCCATTCAATTTAAAAGTCTTACTTGTATCTGATGCTCCACAAGAAGCAAGGAAGGGGACTGCTACAAGAGCAGCAAGGAATGCTTTTTTCATTAAGTCTAGAATGACCTCACTATTTTAACAGATTTAAACCAGTTTTAACCATTAAAAAGGGGGGTCCTCGTCAGGACCCCCACACATCTAGATGTTAGATATTAGATATCAGAAGCTGTACTTCAGACCCAACTTACCACCAACTCCAAGATCATCCTTATGATCTGCAGTCAAAAATGAAACCTCACCATAGACACCCAGTTTCTCGCCAACAGGGACGCCAACACCAGCCTTACCAGAGAACTGAGTCTCAGTGTCCTCGCCATCAATCGCTACAATGGCAGGACCAGCTTGGACATAGTATCCAGCACCAGATTCACCAATAGGACCTTCATATCCTACATGGAGATCAGTCGTGGCAGCAACATAATCATCGCCAACCCAACCGGCATTTGTTTCGATGTTCACGTATGGACCTGCAAGGGCAGCACCAGCGGACATTGAAAGAGCAGCAGTTGCTGCGAATACAGATTTGATCATTTGTTTTACCTCTATTTTACTTGTGGAATGGTTACCCACAGATGAAAAGAACCTCGACAAGGTTCTGTTTTGTACCTTTCGTTACTTTAATTACTGAAAGACAAAAGGTTAAGTATTTATACTAGCAAACAAGTCAGTTCTTGTCAACTAGGTGGGGTTTGCCCACCAGATGGTTCAGCAACTCGACCCAGATA